GATGATCTTCGCTGCGCAGGTCGCGCTTGAACCAGACAAGAACATTCATGGAACATCTATGGGGCTGCAATCGGTCGAAAGTAAAGATGGCGCAATTGCGAGCCTTGCCAAGGTCTGCCCGGCAGGGCGCCGGCGCGGCTGCCTCGCGCACAGATGCCCCGCAGCAGGAATACCGGTAGGCCCGGAGGGACTCGAACCCTGTATTATACTATTCATATCAATCACTTACTATGATTCCTGGCACTTCGTTTGGCGTGAATTCTGGCACTTGACAAACCAGCAAACGAACAATGCAAAGTGTCAAGGCCCGCAGGGTGAGCTGCGGGCCTTGGTGGGGATACTGTGGCGGGTGTCAGACTGCGACGCGAAGCCCGGCCACGTCCAAGGCGTCCAGCTCTGCCTGCAACTGCTCAACGTCAGGGTCGGCTGGACGAATTGTGCGAGGCTCAGGAACAGGCTGGCGAATCGTTGCCTGCATCTGCGCGGGCCTCAAGGCTCGCGCCTCCGTCTCCGCTTGTATGCGCCGTGCCGTCAGCAATCGGACCTCCAAGCGCGCCGCCTTCACTTCGGCTTTGGCAAGTCGAAGATCGGCTTCAAGGCGCTCTACCTCTTGCTGGAGCACATAGGCCTGCGCCGACTGTTCGACCATAGATTGAAGGATGGGGTTTAGCGCCATTATGCTCTCCCTTGCTCTTCGCGGACGATGTTCGCCGCAGCTTCGGCAGCCGTGGCGGAACAGGTGATCAGAGACGTAACTATCGTGCGCGCTTTCCGGCGATCCATGTTTTCCAGCAAAACCCATAGTTGGTCAGCAATTGCCCAATCGCTATCAGTCGGTTCGTATGGCAATGGTATTTCCTTTCCTTTGTGCATTAAAGTTATCGGCGCGGTGACGATACAAACCGCGACCCTTGTTCACTTCGATAGCTGGGCGGGATTCACCCCGCTACTGAATTACTTGGGGGAAATTTCTGCGTCGGTTTCGGAAAATTTCCAGAAAGTGCAGCGACGCGGAACTTCACCGGAAAATCACCGGCAACGCGGTCAGGCTGCGCGTTTCGTCGCATCATCCTCGGGGAAGTCACCGGCGCAACAGGCCGGGAGAACGTCCACCAGCGCCAGCGCTTCAGCCATGGCACCGCGCCATTCGTCAGTCAGGGCAGCAGCGCGCAGGCGGTCTTGCAGCTCTGTATAGGTCGCGTCGTCGATGAAGTGGGGGCGGGTGCCCCTGTTTTCATTTGGCGGCGCGTTCGATCTCGTCGGCCAGATCGGCGGCAATGTCGAGATTCAGCGGGAACTCGCGGCCCGTGATCGGGGATACCAGCTTCACGCCGTTACCTGCGCGCTTCACCTTCACACCGGACAGGGCGGCAAGGCCAGCGATCCAGCGTTGCTTGCGCTCGGGGTCGGCGGTGGCGCTGCCCGACTGTTTCAGAAGGTCGGCAAGGGTCGGGCCTTCGTCAGCCGGAAGCGTGACCTCAAAGCCGTTCCCCTTGATCGTGATCTCCGGGCCGGTCTTCTCCACGTCGATGCCTGGGACCGTGCCGGGGATGGTGCCTGCCGCGATCTCAGACCGGACGTAATCCGCAATCACTTCCACAATGGTCTTGTTCTTGGCCTTGGCGATCAGGCGGAGCTGTTCCACGCGCTCGTTGGGCACCGAAGCCCATGGGGTCGGGTATCGGGCTATTGTCGAAGACCCACGCCGGATAGGTGCTTGCGGTCATGATCGATCCACAAAAGAATCGCGTTGACATAGAACTTCAAGTAATGCATGAAGAGAATGTAGTAAGTAAGCTACGCGAAAATGAAGATTTGGAGTATATTCATGAGACTCAATGCAACAGCCCAAGAGGCGTTGGCGGCAATCCAGAAATTTCAGGGTGAGGTCGGAGCCTTGAAGGATCGACTTGCTATGGCGCGTGCTTGGTATGCACGCAAAGACGAAAACGGACGCTGGCTGTTCGGGCCGTCGAAGTTTGTCGGATACCACGGGTTTGATGGGGCAACGTATATTGAGCAAGCAGACGACCACGACGGCAGGAAGACCGAAGTGCAGCTGCGAGAGTGGTTTGATGAAGTCCCTAAATCTAATCCGCTTTACACTGAGCTTCATACAGCGCTTTCCGAATTTCTGGCGCACTATGGGAAGACCCCCAGTAAATCGGTCCGCATTAGCGTTCTGAAAGAAGCTCCTTCTGAGCCCGCCGATGCTACCTCTGCATTGATGGAATTGATTGTGAGGGTCGCTGATCTGCTCTCGCCGTCGCAGCGCGCCGAACTGAAGAAGAGGATTGTCTGACATCTCATACAGCCAGCGGATCGTCATCGTCGGCGCCATCGGGTGCCGCCGATCCGATCCGCGCCCGGCTGGTCGGGGTCAGGCCATACTCGGCGGCAAGCTGGCGGGCGGTTTGCGCCGCCCGGTTCCAGATGCCGAACGCAACCTTGTCGATAATACCACCGGCAAGGGCGCGCTGTTCCTCAAGCTGGCGGCAGATACCGACAGCCGAAGCATAGGCTTCCACGCCTGCCAGATCGGCGCGGGTTATGATCCGGCGCGCGATCAGTTGCGGCATGATGCGCCGCCACTCGGCCTTGGCCTGCGCCGACAGATAGGCCGGGGCAGGCAGGGCTTTCGTCAGGGCGTCGGTGTCGGGGGCAAGGGCAGGCTTTACCCCGCGCAGGTGCAGGCTCATGGACAGCACCTCTCGGCACGGGGCATAGTGCCGCCATGAAGAAAGCGGTTCTCTTGATTGTGATCGTGGCGGCAGCGGCGGTTTGGTTGTGGAGCGACGGCCGCACCGCCAGCGCCGACTGCCAGAACGCACAAGCGGCGGTCGATGATGACCCACGCAACGCGGTCTTTCTGGAATGGCAGGCCAAAGCCTGCGGCGCTGAATAGGTGCAGGCTCATGCCGCCACCCCGCGCAGCTTCCAGCCTTCGCGCCGCCCGATCTCGGCAATCTGCTTCAGGTCATAGGACCGGCCCGCGTATAGGATGCGGTCGCCGGTCGAGATACCGGCAGGATGCCAGCGCACCACGAACACCAGCGCCTCGGCCTCGGCTTGTCCGAAGCTGGTTGCGACTTCCTCTGCCGTCTGTTCGCGCACCTCGGCCCGGCACGTCAGCAGGTTCTGCCAGTCCTGCGACACGGCACCGGAGGGCGATACGGTTTCGACAAGGCGCTGCACCGTTACAACGCGGTTGAGCTTCCCGGCCTGCATGATCACACCGCCCATGTCATGATTGCCTCAAGGCCCATTACGCCATGCGTGAAAGCCCGATCCGGTTGCGGGTCGCGCATCCAGATCAGCGACGGCTTCTGATAGCCGGTCAGGTCACAGCCCTGTGCCGCTGCCGAAGGCCCATCCTTCAAGACGTGCAGCACCGCCGCGCCGATTTGGCGGGCGGTGTCTGCACCGTCTTCGACAGCCCAGATATGAAGGTCGAGAAAGACGCGCGCCGACAGCAAGCCCGCACGGTTGCCATAGCCCAGGAATTGCACCTGTGCGCCCGACAGGATCAGCGAGGGGGTCTTGTCGGGGCGGGTCGATCCGGCGCGGATATGATCGGCAGGCACCAGCGCCAGCACCTCGGGCGAGGCGATCAGGGCAGACCGCACGGCAGTCTGAAAGGCAAGGCTCGGGTCAAGCATCGGCACCACCCACCTTGCGAATGGCTGCGCCGATAGCCCGCGCGATCCGGCGTTGTGCCCGATCACGGTTCAAGCGAGTTGCCGGGCGCATGAAGGGCCGGGCCTCATGGTTCACTGTGCCGAACTCTTGCAAGTGCCCATGGCGCATCTTGGGGTTGCCCACGGTCACAAGCGCTTGGTTCTCCGTTGCGGTGCGCTTGCCGCCACCTTCGGCATAGGCGGGCGTCGTGCCACCGGGCGGGGTGACAGCAATCGAAGCCTTCAGGTCGCCTTCATCCTCGGGGGCGAGGGCCTTCATGGTGTCGGCCAGATCGTCAGCGGCCCTCACCAGCGCCGGGCGCAGCTCGGCCACAACGGAGGCGGGAATTGCGGCAAGGCGCTTTGCCAGCCCTGCCGATTGCGCGGTCAGATCGTCACCGGCCATCACACCACCCACCGGCGATAGGATTGCAGCAACTCACCGACGCCATAGGGCACGCTGGCCGGGGCACCACCTGCAACAGCCGCCTCGCGGGTCTCAAACCAATGCGCGGCCAGCATAAGCACGGCTTGAAGCATTGCGGGCGGAACAGGATCGGGGAGGGTGCCGCCGATAAAGGCCGCGACATAGCCCTCTGCGGCGTCGAGCTTCTGCGTCAGAAGCGCGTCATCAAGATCATGCTCGATATACAACTGCGCCTTGAGAAGCGCGACAGGGACCGAAGGCATACACAGCTCACTCGCAAAACATCACTGTTGCAAAAATACCACATTCGCTTGCGAGTGAAAAGTTATATTCGGTGTCTCTTGTGCGGACCTCCCCTCGCCGGTCCCTGTGGAGGGTGCGAAGTTCGGGGATACCCTCCCCCCCCGGCGCTCTGTTCACTTCGGCAGTTGCGGATTTCAGTTGATCAGGCGGCGCATTTCGGGCGACATAGCCGCAATCCTCAACATGTGATTTTGATATGCAACGCTGGCAAGACGAACTGACAAAGCACCCGCTGAATACAACTGTTAAGCAAATTCTCGATGCATTGGAGCAGGATCTCCAGCTTGAGGATCCTGTTGCCGAAATAGAGCGCGCTAGACTGGCAAAGGTATTTTACCACTTGCGTGAAACTCTGCATGGTCTTGACCCTGATGTCACACCCTTTGACTTGCTCAATCAAGTTTTTAGCCATCTACATAACAACAACATCTTGCAAATAGCGCTGAGCCCGGCAAAAGGTCGTGAAGCTGAAGTATTCCGTGACCTTAATGAGCGCCTGGCCCCAATTTTGAGCTACATAGCGCAATTGCGCGCAAGTGTTATGCGGAGTGACCTGTCAGCGGCAGATTTAAAGTCCGCAACTGAGGCATTTGAAAGATTTTCGCGGGAAGTTGATAAACGACGCCTGAAGTTTGAGCTTAGAGCATCTGACTCTGAGAAGAAGGTTGTTGACGCAGCAGCGGCTATAGAGAACCTTAGTCAGCAGGCGCAATCTGTAGGTGAGACCTTTCAGAACCAGATGGTGAACTGGGCGGCAGAGGCTACAGCGACGTTTTCTGTCCAAAAGGCAGAGTTTGTAAATGCCCAGGCCACTAATAAGGCAGAGTTTTCAGAAACCATCTTGTCGATAAAGCAGAGCGCTAGCGATGAGTTAAAGGCGATATTTGCTGAACAGATTAAAATCGCTAGGATTAAACATGAATCTCTTGATAAAGCATTGCAAAGTATTAAGGATGATGCGGAGGAAAAACATAAGAAGATTCTGTCACTTTATCAGTTGGTGGCGCTTGATAGCGTGACTGGTGGTCACAAGAAAATCGCTGACCGTGAATTTGATGCAGCCCAGAACTGGCGATGGGTCACTGTTATTAGCATCGGAGTAACGGTTGTTTGGCTGTTTGTAAGTCTGTTTTGGCTGAAGCCAATGGCCTGCCCCGATCGGGTGGTCCGGTTTCAGTCTTAGTGCATGACCGGTCTGGGCGCTACGATCGGTGTTGCCGGAGAAGCGGGTCCGGGTGGCGAAGCCGGCCACTGCACCACCTCGGGGGCT